CACCCGTTTTGCCCTTAACGGCTCATGTAGAGCCAGAAGGGAGCGTAAGCCGCCAGCCGGTATATCCAGCCGACAGTGGTCTCGCGCACGTGCCACGTTACCGTGTCACGCAGATCGCTCCATCTATCTGATTCTTTCTTGTGTTTGCGGTCAGTGAACGATGCTTCCTTAGGTCGTTCACCGGATAAGACCGCCAGATAGGTACGCCAGTCGTCACCCCGGAAGTATTTCACCGGGATGGGAGTAAGCGCACTAATCCTGTAATTGTACGACTGAGTATTTTTATTATACCAACTCAGCCGCTGCTGGTGGAGGAACCAAGTAGGGCACTCGAAGTAGCCCGCACTTGGAGAATCCACATCGCGTGCCGGTCCCACGAGGGGCCGTCTCACCGAATTGTACAGCAGTTCAAGTACAGGATGCTCAGGGAACACCCGCTGAAGGTTGTTGAAGAACACGTGTCTCACCGACAAGTGGTCCAACCCTTCCCTCAGCCTAACAGGTGCAACATCAGCGCCATGGAGGTAATCGCCCCCACAAGACTCTCGAAAGAACCCCGTGAGATAAGACTTCTCCACGTTGACGCGGAACCCGCAAAAACGCAACGCCTCAATAAGTAGTGCAGAGGCGCTTAGCGGGACAATGATGTCATCACCATAGACCCTGTAACTCCTATCGCTGCAGTCGCAGAGCGAAATAGCTGCTCTCGTCAGCGCCGCAAACAGGAGGCACTGCATTGGGAAGGTGGTGGCATTGCCCATTGTAACAAAGGAGGCATAGCCATCAAGAACTTCCCCATCCAGTGACACAGACGTGGTGCGAGCCGCATCAAAAAGCTCGAACCACCCAGGCGGAAACATGTAAGCCGCAAAGACGCGGACTATGCATGTGGATGCATCCGACAGGTCTATAGTGGCCTTACCGCGGGGATGGAACCCCAGCGACGAGGCTTTTTTCGCAGCCGTCCGGTTTCTACCTTGATCCTCCAGGGTTATCCCCCAGCGGAGCAGGTACGGACTTAGCATAGCTGCGACTCCCTGCTGAGCCATCGCATTGCACAACGGCTCAGACGCAATGAAACGATCGATACCAGCATCTTTATAAACGCTGGTTCCTTCAGAGTGTTCTACGAACTCGCCAACGTATCTGCCAGCAATTGCATCACCGGCATGTACGAAATCCTTGACGAGCGCGTTCAGAGCAGGTGTTCGCAGCGTTCCGGGTTCGCACCCGTACTGCTGCCAGAGCACATGCTCGAGAAAGGGGCCATCAAACAATAAGCCCCCATACCTCTGAAGGCAGGCTCTCGTACTCGTCAGCTTCATCTCAGGTGCCATTTTGCCGTACGCCGAGGTATCTTTCACAAGACCCCCGGGAAGCCGGCTCAGCCCTTGGACAACGCCAGACGAGAATACCTTTGCACGCACAAACCGGTCCCAGTCCTCCGGAGAGGGGGAGGGCCCTAAGAGCCAGAAGAGCTCTAGCTGTGCGCGTCCGAGCAGTGCGCCGACCATCGCCGGCATCCGGGAAGGATGCGCAAAATAATGTGTAAGGCGACGAACGGTCCTTCTGTTCAGCCCTTGAGCAGCACGGAACTTGGAGAAACAACGTTCCCTACGCTCATCGTCAGAAGCCGCGGCACCCGCCGCGGTATTCTTAACGATCAGGCTGAAGCACTGTCGGATGGCCCGGAGATGTTCCGGGCTCGCATCGGTACATGACGCATACTTCAAGATTACGTCATGCTCCGCCGCTTTTACTTCGGGTAGTGAGCCCCAATTAATGTTGCCGAACAGTTCGGCAGGGGTTTGCCCGACAATCTTCGCGGCGAAGTCTTGAGAGCACGCGAGAGCGGCTGCTAGAAGATCGGCAGCTTTAACGCTCCCATTAGGTTGGTGTCTATCCACGGAATTACTCCTAGTAGAATAGTAGCGGTCGTTACTATGAAGCACCACTTCCGGGCAAACCCGGTCAGCGTGCGACATAGGACAACGTTTGCGACGTGCCCAGCGATTTTACTTGCTGGGACTCGCTCCGGACCTTCGAACCCATCAGGGTTAGTCATCCGATCACCCCCCGAAGTATTAAGTGGGGAGCTGACCGGTAGACAGCGCCTTGGCGGGATAATCCGCATCGCCCATTACGGCGGCAAATACGGCGAAGGCTGCGGTGGCTTCAGTAGGATCTTGCCACGCAACATTCCGGACGTTACCCTCGATGATGAGATTCTTGCGAACCCCTGTCACCGAGTTCAGGAACGAACGCACAACCTTGCACTGGTAGGAGCCGGTATCCCCGTTGAGGGGACGGGCCTTAAACATGCACAGGTACGGACTAGCATCAGTGTGACCGGGCAGAGCCCAAATCACGCTGTCGCCAAGGTTCCGGTGCAGCCAGCTTCCGCTGGGAAGGGTGATATCCATAGTCATCCTTTTGGTCCATTTTGGACCTGTGGTGGGTTAATGTTTAAACGGCGTCGACTTGAATTGACACCGTGCCCATCGTGTCACTATGTCGGGGACGAATCTCCGAACCAGCGCAGTGGCATCCAGCACGCGTTTCCACGTGACTTTCGGCCGATACGCTAACACGAGTGGTATATCAGCCCTCGGCGTGCGGTGATACTCCTCGTTTTTAAAGGAGAGTACCGCAGGTACCCCGGATGTTCGCGGGTACGACGCGAGTGTCTGACTGATGTCGACCTCGATGTTGACCTCGTCCGTCCACTTTTCGGAGACGGATGCCGTTGAACCAGCGAACGCTGATGACGGCCAGTGGGCAGCGAAAATATCGCCCACGTTGGTGAACCAATCGGCTACAAACGAGTAAGGAATTAACTCGTGGATCGTCGAAAATGGATTGATAACGATCCCTTTAGCCGAAAACGCGCCAAGAAACTCTCGTCGAGCGATGGCGATCACTTTGGCTCGCGCCTTAAGTGTCGTCTTGCGCTCGCGTTTCGAAAACGCGTAGGGAGAAGTAGCCTGGACAACTATTTGGTTACTCGGGATTTCCGTAGTCACCACCTGGTTATCGCCCGTGGATCCAACCACGAACACTGGCTCGTTGGGGGTTTCCCAGTTGAGCCATGCCTGGGCAATGTCTTCTCCACTATACACCAGCTGGTCCCATCCGTACCGCTTTTCCATCCAAACATCTTGGAAAACGGAGGTGAAACCCGCGATCTTTCCTCGATAGCACCGTTTCGGGCGCCCGCCTTTGAAATACATGGCGGTCTTCTCGAAGACTTTTCGCGCACGGTCGGTGTACCGATCGCGAAACGTTGTGAATAATGCCAACGTTTCCTTGCGCTCGGCCAGGTCAACTAGGACCTGATACCCTTCCGTATTGACCTCAGCCCAGGCTTCCTGAAGAAGGACGTCTAGGTTAATGTAGGTCGCTGGTGGGTTCGGTATTGTGATGGAGTTGATCACACAGCCGGTGCCATCCCAGTGAACGCGGTAAGCGCTCGAAGGGGCGTAGCAGTAGCTAGTGTCAACCTGGGATGCCGATGAGGACCATCGGTACCCACGAACGTGCCGTTCCGTGTAAGGAACGATCTCTTTACCAATTCTCTCCCGCCAACCCGGCTGGTTCTCACCAGACGCGAGGACGGTTACGTCAGAAGCACCATCTGCGAAGCCTTTCAGCGTCGCAGCCGCCCAGCTATGGGCGTGCCCCGCACAGCCACCGGTTTTCAAGCCGGTACACTTGCGTTGGGTATAGGTGCGCTCAGACGAGCCGGGAGAGTACTTGTTAAGGATGATTGTCACGTTCGGTCTCACATTGAGGTCAAGGACGACTTCTAAGAGGAGCCCCCACGTTGCGCGTGGGCCCCGCTTTTCAGTCCAGATATGTCAGCTCCGGCAGCTGGGTTAGGCGTGCTTTGGTAGTGGTAGCAGGCACATGGCCCGCACCATCGCCATCACTTCCGATGCGAATCGGAGGACGGGTGTCCGGGTTCCCCGGCATCGCAGCACGTCGCATCCTAACCGCCGGTCAACAGTTGTACTTCCTGGACCGAGAGGTGAGTCCCCACCCGCAGGTGGAGGCT